AACAACAAATAAATAAAGGCGGTGCTTAAAATGATAAAAACAGCTTATTTAACAGTAGAGGATATTGATTACCTTAGATTTTTACTTGCAGATAGAAAATCATTTTTATTAACTGATAAGTCACAACCAACAGACTATGTAGAATTAAATGATTTGAAATGTATAGAATATGCGCTAGAATTAGCAAAAAAAGGAGTTGTATAAATGGTAAATATTTCATTTGAAAAATTAAAAAGAGATTTAAAAAAAATGGGTTGGGGAGAAGTTGAAATTGAAGCAATAATATGCGCTGTTTGTAGAGATGAAAAAATATATGTTACTGCATAAAAAAAGGGAGGAATTAATTATGAAAAAGCAATCAAGAACTTGTCCTATATGTGGAAAAATTTACACAGATTATCCTGCTCTTTCTAGAACAGATAATTACACCGATATTTGTCCTCAATGTGGAATAAATGAAGCAATGGAAAAATACACCAATAAAGTATTCCTGCCAAAACATTAAAGGCATGGATAAAAGGATTTAGTTTTGCTGAATAAATTAAAGGTCCGTTTGGGCCTTATTTTTTTATCTTTAAACCCATTTTAACCCTGCAATTTACCCATTCATCCCCTGTTTACTTTGGTGACTATTCATGGTAATATGTATACATGGTAAACAAATAAAGAAAGGCGGTGCTTTCAAATGGAAAAAGAATATATTGAAATGATGATAAAAAATTTAAATAAAAGTTTAGTTGAAGTTACAAGATTTATTGATGAAGTTAGCAGAAAAGCAATAGAAACTCAAATTACAATGTACAAAAATAGATTAAAGGAAATAAAATAATAACTATCCAATACACCCATTCATCTCCTGTTGCAAAAGGTAACAGGAAGAGTTAATATGTATATATAGAGAAGAACAACAAATAAATAAAGGCGGTGCTTAAAATGAAAAAAATATTAACTTTTACTGAATACTTAATGGGAAACGCAAGTTACACAAAGTTACAAATTGCTTCAAAGGAAACACCTTACAAACAGTTTGTTATTGGAATGAAAGATGGTTCTGAAATTGCTATCGATATTGACACATATAAAAAGGTAAAAAATTATTTAGAAAGATGTTAAATTCCCCAAATAAAAATTAGGAGGTAATTAAAATGAAAAAATTATTAAAAATATTAAAAATTGCAGGTATCTCAATAGGCGGATTATTTATATTCTTATGTATAATTGCTGTAGTAACCGCTCCAAAAACTCCTTTAACAAATGTAAAGGTGGCCAGTAAACCAAAGGTTGTTGCTAAGGCATTAACTCCTTCAACAAATGTAAAGGTGGCCAGTAAACCAAAGGTTGTTGCTAAGGCATTAACTCCTGCGCAAATAGCGGCACAGAAAAAAGCCGCAGCTTTTAAAATTTATTTAGCTAAACAACAAGCACAATATACTGCTTTCATAACTTGGTATAATTCCCAGGTAAACCCTAACACATACGAATGTGCAAGTTTAGACAGTTTAGTAAAAGCAAATTTAAATGATGCTTCAAGTTTTCAGTTTGTCTCTGCAACAACAGACGTTGATATAAATAGTACTTACTTTACTATTAAAATGGTATATAGAGCAAAAAATGAATTTGGCGCTTATATCCTGCAAAATGTTTCAGCAAAAGCTGTAATGTCTACGAATGAAATTACAATAACTGGACAAAATAATTAAAGGGTTTAGGCCCTTTTTTTTAGAGGAGGTTTTATGAATATTAAAATTCTTTTAGGAATTGTTTTATTCTTTGTATTATTAGTTGTTTCATCTGGTTATTGGTTGTTATATTTGTGAAGAGCAGAAATGCTCTTTTTCCTTTTAAACCCTTTAAATTACCCATAACTTGCTTGTTGCCATAGGTAACGCTCTATGGTATACTGTATATAGTAGCAAAGGGAAATTTAAAAAAGGCGGTGTTGAATATGAAAGTATCATATAAAAAATATTATCAATTCAAAGGAATGTTTACAGTAAGTGCTAAAATCGTTATGGTTCATCCAAGTGGAAGAATTTTATTAGACAATGGTGATACTGTTATAAAAATAAACACAAAATATTATGGTGTGGAGATGGGATATTAATGGAAATTGAAGAAATGGGTTTCGTTTCAAAAGAGGCAGCTATTTCTTGGGCCAATGAGCAAAAAGAATTAGATTCAAATTTCAGTTATTTCTTGGAAGGTTTCTGTTTTGAAGGTGACTATATGATTGGATATTATTTTAATTAAACATCCAACTTACCCATTCATCCCCTGTTTACTTAGGTAACGAATTATGGTATACTATAGATAGTGGAAGAGGGAAAAATAAGAAAGGCGGTGCTTATAAATGAGAAAATCAAAATTAGATCAGAGTGTATGGATGGATGAAAATGGTGACATAGCAAATGTAGAAAAAATAGTAAATGGAGGTTATTATGCAAGAACAGATAAATACGATTTCGAAGCTGAAGATGAAGAGGAAATGTCAAGAATTTTAAAAGCCTACGGATTTGAATTTAATGGTTATGAAAACTAAAAAAAAATAAAGGAGTGTTAAAAATGGAAAAGATAATTGCAAGAGTAAAAAATATAGTTGATGTTATGGAAATTGGTACAAGAAATTTAGGTTCACAAGAAATGATTGATTTTTATAAAAGTGCATGGTGTAAAAGAGAATTAAATCAATTACATGCTTTATTATTTGCTTTAGAATGTATAGACGAAAAGTTAGATTTATTTATTACTTATTCACCTTTAGAAGTACATGGATTGCAAGGTGTGGTATAATAAAATGGTAATCAGACGCATATTCAGAAAAAAAATAACTCATGTTTGCCTCGTGAGTTATTTTTTTATGCGTTATATAATTTGTTCTTAATTCGTTTGTGCGCTTTGTTTAAAAGTCTGCTTACATAACTCTGTGAAAATCCTGTCATCTTTGCTATGTCTGGCTGATTAAATTCCTTCATATAAAGTTCTACTACAATTTTTTGCTTTGGTGGTATATTTTTTATTGCCTCTCTGATTGTCTCCTGCTCAATCCAATCTTGAACATTGTTATTACTTGAGAATTTATTTTGTATCAAATCCCACATATCATAATCACTATCCATGTGGTTCTTCCCATAATTAGACAAGTCAGAAATTGGTACCGTCATTATTGTATGTCTTTGTGTTCTTAAAGCCATAAGAATTTCATTTTGAATAATAAACCCGACATAAGAACTAAATTTTACATTTCTTTCTGGTTTAAAATGTTTTGCTGCTTTTGTTAAACCTAATAGGCAATGGCTTAATATATCATCATAATCTAAACTAGTTTTTAGTTTCCATCTTGCTGCAAAAAAGTGACCTAATTTATAATTATCCTCAATTAACTTAATTTGTTCTTTTGTTAGTGCCATTGCCTTTGCCATTATTTTTCCTCCTGCTATTTTTCTTTTGGTGTTTCTATTGGTGGTTCTTGTTTAATTTCTACTGGTGGTATTTCTAATTTCTGTAATGTATTTTCTTCCTCTGGTGTTGGTTCTGGTTCTACTGTCAAGGTTGCATTTACTTCTGGTGTTGGTGTTGGTTCTGGTTCTGGTTCTGGTGTTGGTTCTGGTATTGGTTCTGATTGGATAAAGTTAGTTACACCAGAATATAATCCAACTGCTCCAAGTCCAAGTTCTAATCCAAATATTCCAACTTGTGCAATATCCATATTTTTTATATAGAAATAACAAAGTATTTCTGCAATTACAATTGAAACAAATGGCATATATTTATTTGGTATTGCTGTCTGCTTCATTGCTTGAACTAATGCAACAATTATTGGTAATAAAATGATTGAATAATTATTCATATCAAAATCCTCCTATTTTAAAAGTTTATCCCATGTTAATGTTCCAACAATTCCATCCGCTACTAATCCATTGAACTTCTGCCACAGTTTTACTTTGTCTGCTGTTATTTGTCCGAATATCCCATCAATAGCAGCGCCTACTCTAAATTGAATTAATCTAGTTGGTACTGGTTCCGTATAAGGTAAACCACATAATGGTTTTGCAAATATTAATGCTGTTGTTTTTATACATTCTAAACCCCAAATTCCATCAACTGTAATATCTTCAATTTGTTCAAATTGTTTTATTTTACTAATTGTTAGTGGACCTATTACACCATCTTTTACCAAACCTGCAAGTAGCATAATATTTAGATTTTTTTGAGCAGTATAAACAATTAAGTTCCCTGGTGTTATTGGAATAGGTGGAGTAATATTATTTAATACCGCTGTGTCAAAAATATCAAAACTTACATCATTGTAAATTCCATTTATTGTGCCAACTGATGAATATTGTATTCCTGCATATCCTCTGGTAGTAACTGGTAGTGTGTTTGGTTCTGGAACCCATATTTTATTTATTGCTATGCCAGTATGGTCTGCAATACTGTGAGGAGCATATATTATTAAATCAGAATTTTGCGCCATGAACTCTTTTATAAAACCATAATCTGTATTAATTATTATTTCATAATCTAAACAAGGTTTTAAATCTTGTTTTAAAACACCAACAGTTTTTATAAAATGTTGATACTCTGCTGTAGGGTCATTCGTTGCTGCAAAGTGATAAAATCCTACTAATAGACCTGCTGCCTTTGCACCTTGATATTGAGCAACCATTATTGGGTTAATATAGGATAGTCCTTCTGTGGCTTTTATATAAACCATTTGAATCCCATCATTTTTTACTTCTTCCCAATTTATAACAATTGTTCCAGAAAATACGTCTATTCCATGTTCATCTATAGCTTGATAAGCCATTTTATAATACTCCCCCTTCTTCTTCCATATCTGCTAATAATTCAAATATTTGCATATTGATTTTTGTAACTTTTTTCCTAAGTACCATAAATTCTAAGAATTGAGATTCAGTAATTTTGTCTACTCCCATCTTTTCAAAATCTTGTACTTTTGAAACACATAATTTTAATTTATCTCTTAATTCTTTTAATTGAAATTCTTTTTCTTTATCCATAATCTTCCTCACTTGCATTTTATATTTAAAAATAGGACTCCTAAAATAATTAAAGAGATTGCTAATATTTTGGATATGCTTATTGATTCCTTAAATAACATAACTCCAATTATCGTTATTGCTACTGTCCCTATACCACTCCACAAAGCGTAAGCTAGTCCTACATCAATTTTATTAAGTGCGTAGTTAAAACATATTAAACTGATTGCATAAAACAAAATCATGAAAAAGGAGATTGTAAAACTTTTAAACCCATCAGACATTTTTGTTAATGTAGTTGATGCAACTTCAAATGCAATTGCTAAATACAATAATATCCAATACATTCTATTTTCTCCTTTTTAGTGAACAGGTTCTAATGATGATACTGTAAATGTATCCCATTCATAAATACTAGATGCGATAGCACCTAAACCAACATAACCTGCTGTTGTAATATCTGAATCTGTAACTATAAACTGCCATTCAATTGGTTCTGAATTTGAACTAATCCAATACTTACCAGATATTATATTTCCATTAACTTGAAGTTTTAACGATACCCATTGATTAACATACCAATTAAAATAACTATGTGCTAACATTGTTGATACTCCATTAACTCTTTTCCATAAACCAACTCCAGGATTAGTTTGAGAAACAAAAGGCGCTTGCCCTTCAATTACTGAATCTAGCATCAAGTAATAACAATTTTCGTATCCTGTCGTACCAGATGCTCTTGCTATAAGCCAGTTTGCTGTAGAATGGACATAATCTTCTTTAACTGATGATGAAATACATATATCTGTTACACTTCCCACTTTATTCCAATATAATAAACCTAAAATATCGAAATCCATATGAGTTATTAGAACTTGATTCCCTGTTGCTCCTGGTTCTGATATTACTTCCCAATAATTAAAATCAGTTGTATTCCATGCAAATGTCCAATCATAAGGACCAACTCCGATTGCATATTCACTAAAATCTGTATAATATAAAATCTTTGGTATAAATGGTTGTTTCTTTACTATTGGTGTATAAAAAAACATATTATCTCACCTTCTTTATAATAAATAGCCTTTAACTATTACAGTTATTTGTTCTGCGCTTTCTGGTGTATAAGTTGCTCCTGCAATTATTGCTATATATAATGTTGATGTTGAACTTAAAGTGCAATTTCTTAAAATTTCAGATTGTAATAATGTATAGCATCCCGAACCTTGAATAACTAACGTTGTTAAATTCTCAAACGTGCAAGCTCTTTTTAAAATGGTTTCTGAATAACTTGGGTCAAATAATGCTGAATCTGTTAAATCTTGACCAGTTATCGAATCCGCTTTAAATAAATGAACTATTGGAGTTAATTTTATTGTTACACCTCCATTAGATGAAACAAGAGTTACAGAATTAATTTGAATTGCTCTACCTGCTACATCACCTAATCCAGAAAAATCTAAAACTGGTAAAGTTGTTAAACCATCACCATTAATAATTGAATTTAATACATATGGTGTTGCATTTGCTGCTCTTGTAATTGATGAACTTATTTCAAATTCTGTTGGTCTTATATATTGCTGATTTAAACTTGTATTACCTGCAATTATGTTTAAATCTTCGTTCATTATTCCAACACTCTCACCAATTACGTTTAGATTTTCATTTATTTCTCTTAAATCAGAATCTTTGGTTGCATATCTATTATCTGTTAATACTAATGCCATAATTTTAATCCTCCTTGATTCTTTATTTTAGCTTTCTATCCAGATAAACCTATATTCAATATTTAAAACATTTGTGTCTGAATCTCTTGTAAATAAAAATATAAATTGTGTTACTGGTTTGTCAATTCTTTCTATTCCATTTAAAATAGTTTTTGATGCAATTGGAACATTTTGTGCTCTTTCTGCATTTACCATATCAAAATCTTCTATGATTAACCCATCATTGTTAAATACTCCAGGAGGATTTTTAGAAAAAGTACATAATGGAGTATCTGATATATTTCTATTAAGGTTTCTTACTGTATCTGGTGAAGTTGTAATTGGTGTTCCTGTGGTTAAACTTCCAGTATCTCCCTCTAATTTTCTGATTGAGAAAGTGTTATCATATGGAGTTAATGTCAAGCCCGATGTAATCATTTGTAGAGTTACATTTTCTGGGATTTCTAATAATAAAAGTTTTTGTGTTTCTCCACTAGCAAAGGTAAAATTTACTATCCCATTAAAAACTTTACCTTCCATTATATTGGAATGCATTCCATCTACATTTTTAAAAGTATTTAAACTTAAAGCCATTTTTTACGCCTCCACTACTGAAATATTTGATATTACACCGATTGAAATACCATAAATATCTGTATTAATTGTTGGGTCAAAATCAAATTCCATAGTTGCTCCACTTGGTAATAATATCCCATTGTCTTTTGTTACTCCTATAACATTATTTAAGTAAATAGCATTCAAAGAATTATTCTGAATTGTAAGAACTTTTCTACCAACTAAATTTGTATTATCAACTGCGCATATTTTTGTGGCTATTGTACTTAAGACTATTGTTGCCATAAGAGAACTAGGTGTTATAGTGGTTGGTATCGTAGTTATAGAACCGCTAAATATTACATTCGTGCCTGGTATAATCATAATTTAATCCTCCCAAACAATTATTTGAACTGTTGCCCCCGAACCATCTGACATAAAAGTAATTTGATTTTGTGTATAAAATTCTATCAAAGTTCCTGCGGGACATTTAAGTCCATTTGTAGTCGATAAATCTGTTCTTCCTAACATATCTAAATATAAATTTCCAGTTAAAACCCATAATGAAACATTTGCATATGAAATTATTTCTGTTGTTAGAGCTGTGGTTACCACTAACCCTGCAATAATATTTTCTTGAATTTTAAAATTCCCCGCATTTCTGTGTTCGGATTGTCCTACTGGTGCCATAATATTTTCCCCCTTTTATTTTTAACTTGATGTTAGTCCTGCCTGTGCTCTTAATGATTTCCAGAATGAAGATTCTGGGTCAAAAACTACTGGTGAAGTTAATGCAACTAATTGACAACCATCTGCTAAGAATTTACAACTTGGATAATTCACCCAATCACCAGTTAAATTAAATTCTAAATATAAAGTTCCTGTTGGAAGAGCATCTAAACTTAAAGCTTCCATTCTTTGCCATACATTAGGTTCTGTGTCATTAATTACCATATTGCCTGTTGCTACTGGTAGACCACTATTTAATCTTGTTAATGTTGAATCGCAAGCATAAATTTGGAGTAATGCTGTGCCATTTGTAGTTGTCTCTGCAAATGCTGAAACATAAACAGTTGCACAATATGGACCATTTAATCCTTGCGCTGCTGCAAGTAAAACATATTGATATGGCATTGAAGTTGCGCTTATCACCGCTGCTTGATAATCATAAAGTGCTAATTGCGGATAAGCTACTAAAGTGTTTGCAGAATAAGTTGACAAAATTGAACCTGCTCCACCTCGCCATTGCCACCAAAACTTGGAACCATAACCTTTGTTTCCTGTAGTTGCTACATCTGCAAGAAAAACATAATCTGTTCCTCCTGTTGTTGCTGTAATATTTTCAAAACTAGGGTCAATAATTAAATTATTTGTATAATTTGCTCCCGACCAGATTCCCTGGTTTGCGCTCATTACTGCGGATAGTTCTCTAATTCTATTTCCATCTTGCGTAACTAATGGTTTGAAAGTTCCAAGAACTAACGTGTCATTTTCTGGGTCTGTGAAATGTCTATCTATTTCTATAACTCTTGCTGTTAAATAAAGCGGTGGCTCAAAAACATTGTCAATAACATCTACTGTATCTCCAAGTCTTACCTTTTCATGCTCAAGGCCGCTAATTCTTTCTAAATCTGCTATTTTCATTTCATAGGTAAAAATTGGACTTGATACTGCTGCAAGTGCATTGTAAGTTCCTTGTAATATAACGTTTGGGTCTGTTTCACTTCCTGCATCATAAGTTCCCCATCTTTGCCTAGTTCCTCCACATCTTCCCCATAATAAAAGTGCTGCAGGGTCTGATAAGTATGCTTGACCTGCGGGTTTGTTTAATGGGTTTGTAGGAGTTGTCCAAACAACATTAGAAAACAGAATTCTTCCTGCTCCCGAACCTACGATTTGTTGGCTACTTCCATATCCCCAGAATGCTGTTTTTACTTGTGTCATATCAACTTGCCTAACAACACTAGTTTCGTCTTTTCCGTACTCAAATCTTTTCCCTGTTATACTTCCTCTGCTTGCTAGGAAATCTATATATCTTCCTGTGATAACTTTTCCAGAAATGGACACTCTATATTGCAAATCTCCAGTTCCAAATGCTGTTATTAATGAATTAACTAAATCCATTTTATTTTGGATTTCCATATCTAATGTTGCTGTTCCTCCAACTGTGACTATTCCTGCGGTCCATCTGGCATCTATTAAAATTTGCGTTAATAATGTGAATGCTGTTTGTCCTACTTGGTAGTTGTTCCAGACTATCTCATCTAATAATTCCAGAACTTGATGTTCACAGAAAACGTCTTTATAAATATTCAGTTCATGGGTTTCGTTAATTATTTTTATTTCGAATAATTGGAAGTACCCATCTAGATCCAAAAATGCCACAAGATTCCCTTCAACAACAAATTGTGCTTTTGGGTTCTCCGCAGGAATTGAAAATGATAATGAGTTCTCAAGATTTAATTGTTCTAAATGGATTGCATTGTAAAATGGAGAGTCTAAGTCGGTTGCTGATAAAACTGCTAATAAATTTTCTGAACTATCAAAAATTAATAAAGTATTTATCATTCTTACCAGACCTGGCAATCCTGGGACCACTATTGGTACTGGTGGAACATATGGACCTAATTGGGGAGTAACGTAAATACTTGTAGATTGTGGTCCGTTATCCCATCTAGTATTTGCATAAACATTAAATTGATAAGGTGTATTATTTGTAAGCCCTGTTGCTGTGTAGGTTGTTGTAGTTGAAGGTAAAGTGGATTCAATCTCCACACCATTTTTCAAAACATGGAAATAATATAAATTTGTATCTGGTAATTGTGGCCAGTTTAAAATTGCTGTGGTGTTTCCTGGTATTCCAGTAACTACTGGTGCTCCTGGAACCATCAATGCTGTTATTCCTGTTGCATCGCAAACATCCACATCCACATCAGTTGATGAAACTCCATAATATGAACCTGCCGCATTACCATCTGATGAAAATTGCCAAGTCCTCCATAAGTTTGGTTGGTTTGGTTCTGTTGTAATTCCATATCCTCCAAACAAATCGAAGTTAGAATTCGGATAAGTTGAGGGTGGTTGATTATAAACATAGTCTGGTGCTTTTGCTGCAAGCCATAATGGTACAACATTGGATATTGGTCCAAGTGTTGAATGAACTAATCCGTTCGGTTTTGCTGCATAAGTTTCCGCTACATATGCTGCTGAATATAACATGCAATTTCTGCCAGTTGCTGTTTTCATCCTATTAGCAAATGCTGCAATCCAGTTATATGCATTGTCATTTATTGGACTTGCAAAGGTTGCGGATATATCTTCAAAATCAATTACTGGAAATAAATCCCCAAATTTCATAGACCCAAATCCGACTTGTAATTGTGTCATAAAATGGTTTGCCTCGAGAACTGCTGCTGCTGTTGTTACACCAGATACTGAAGGTTGGCAAAAATGATATGCACCAACTTTTATTCCTGCCGCTCTTGCTGCCGCTACATTTGCTGCTGTAAATCCTGCATCATCTATTGTTGTTGCTTGTGAACATTTCATGTAAATAAATCTAACTCCATGATTATAAGCAGTAACAAAATTTACTGGGTATTGCGTTCCTGCTGTTGATATATCAATTCCGTAAGTTAGACCTGGTCTACCCGATGCATCATACTCCTGGAAATATCCTACTGATTGTGGCATTTATTTCACCTCTAGTTTTATAACCAATTTGGATAATACTGTATATCAACTTGAATTGTTCCATCTGATGTTGGAACCAGGACATTGTCATCTTTTGGTAATGGAAAGAATGTACTTAAAATTGTTAATATTGACATATTTGTAGTTCCATTCAAATAAACTATTTTCTTAACACAATCAAATAAAATAACATCTCCTGTATTAAAAGCATTTTGTGCATATAAAAAATCTCCTGTATTCTGGTTTAAAATCTGGACATAAGTTGCTGCTGTCATTAATACAACTGTTATTTGGCAAAATATTGTTGCTGTTCCAATGTTTGAAATGCCTGTACTATAAAGCGCTAATGCTGAATCAAATGTTAGTTTTGCTACTCCATCTGCATCTACTGGCAATGGCCTACTAAATAAATTTGATATTACAGCTATTTCTAAGTCAGTTCTTGCTCTCTTGGTTGCTCTGAAATCATCGTAAATTGCGTTAACATAATAAGTTAAACCAGAAACTCCCAGGTAAGCATTGGGATATGAAGCCAATGTTGGAGCAGTTAGCACACTTGTTTTAATTGCTGAATATTGCAATTCATTTGTATAATCATAAACATCAATTTTTAAATATCCTGGTAAATTCCATCTAACTGCAACATAATAAAATTGTCCTTGAACTGTTGCGGTTGGTAATTCTATAATTACTGAATCAAGAACTTTAGTGGTACCATTTACCATCTCAAAAGTTAAACTCTGTAATCCATTTGTGAATGCTGTGCCATGAAAAATTACTAACCTATCTAATGCATTTGTGGAAGAATATGATCCCCAATCCAGAAGTGCACTATATGTGTCAGAAGTAGGATTCATTCTACTAAAAGTGAATTCTATAGTTCCTTGTTGCATCTGATTAAAATTTCTTAAATAAGATAAAAGTGGAATTGTTAAAACTTCGGGCGCTCTTGTAATTGCTCCAAGTACCCAACTAGTAACATAGTTATTTACTTCCAGTTGTAATCCATCAATCCAAAAAGTAACGTATTGAGTTACATTTGTAACCACTTTAAATTTTATCTGTGTTGTGGTTGCGCTTGATGTAAAAGTGTAAATCATTCTAACAACAGGCCCACTTTCATTATTAATATTGAAAACTGTAGAAGTATCTGTTGCTACTAAAACTGATGAGGAATTATATTCCAATACTATAAGTTCTAAAGTTGCCGCTTCATTTGCTATGCAATATAAAGACAAAGTATAAGTTGTACTTATTGATACTGGTACAAAATCAGATTGCCATCCTTCTCCAATTGCTGCTCCATCTGTTGAAATCTTCATGTCTAATACTCCATGAAATGTATGCTTTATATCTCTTACGAGTGTTGCCGACAATCCTATTGCTGCTGTTGTTCCATCTTCAAAACTTGATAAAGTAAATGATAATAAATTTGCTGTTCCTTCTTCTATTGTTAAACCTTGATTAAAAATTGCGGGTTCGTATCTTGGTATCCCCGTTGCAATGTAACTTCCATCTTCTAAATATGCTGTGCTTGCTCTTGTGAATCCCGCTTGAAAACCATTTAATGTTAATTCATTTAATTCATTACTTGTAGAAAATGGGTGAGGTACTGTGAATGTGATTGTGCCAGTTCTAAAGGTTGTAATTTGAACCGCAGGCGTTGCATCACTGATTATTGCTTGATAACTTTGTGTTGGGTCATCATCAAATATTAATGTTCCCATTCCCTGGGTTGCATCTAAAAAATTTGCAACTAATTTTGTCTGCTCTTGAATTTCTTGAATTGTTTGTTGCTTTGCAATAAGAAAATCTATTACAAAAACCTTCATATTATATTCAGACCTTACAAACAATTGACCTGGACTTCCTGGGATTTTAATAGTTACAATATCATTAGGAGGCAAGATTGTTCTTGTAACATTTTGTATAGAAATCAATAAATCCTCTGACCTTATTCCTCTAAAACTAAAACTAAAAGCCATCTTAAATCGTACCTCCTTGAGACCTGTATTGAGATTGTTGCAACCTAAACAATTGTTGAGCAATTGCTTTTATATCTGCCGCACTTCTCACTGTTAAACTTGGAATATTAAATTGATTTACAATTGATTGACCTTGCGCTGATGTTGCTTGATTATTTGATGATGCAATTGTTGCTTTTGCTGTTATTGGTGCTGTTGATGTAGTAAGTGGTTGTTTAATTTGTCCCATTATCGGAGTTGCAAACTTAGCAACTGTGCTTTGATATTTTGGTACAAGTCCAGACATCGTATCTAAAGTTGCGTTTGCTTGGGTTGCCATATTTATAAATGAATCTTCTATTAACGTTCTTGGAGAACCGAACAATCCTTTTTTAAATCCTGCCCATAAACTGGCTCCCATACTTTCTGCTTTACTCAGTAATTGACTAGGTAAACTTCCAATATAAGACAAAATTCGTGCGCCAATTTGTACAATTTCTCCTGGTATTGCTGCAATTCCAGATGCAATTCCAGATGCAATATTTTTTGCTAAACTAATTGCCTTGTTATATGTGTTGCTCATCCAACTAGAAACGCCATTATAAACTGCTGAAAAATATGAAGTTACTCTTCCTGGTAATTGTGAAAACCAATTTATTATGTCATTATACATTGCTACTACAAATGAACTTATTCTACCTGGTAAAGCAGCAAAGAAACTTATAATTGATGCTATTCCATTTATAACAAACTTTAATGCTGAACCAATTGCAAACCCAAACCAATAAGCAATAGAATTTGGTAATTGTGCCATAAAAGTGCCAATTCTGCCAGGCAATGCTTCAAACCATAATATTATTCCATTTATCATTGTTGGTATTGTTTTTGCAAAGAAAACTACTATAGAATCCCATACTGAAACAACAACGGATTTTATACCATTCCACAAATTGATAAAAAATGTGCTTATTGATGACCAATTTTTTATTATAAGATAAGCTGCTACTGCAATTGCTGCAAATAATATCATCATTGGGCCCATTTCTAAAAGGAATAATGCTGCCTTTAATGCTCCGATTTGTAAATCAAGCCATAAAAGAGATAATGCAGGTATTAATGCTGCAACTAATACTCCAGATAATGCTGCTAATATTATTTGTGTTTTTGTCGAAAATAAATTATTAAATAATTGTCCTAGGGTTTTGCTCTTACTTACAATTGTGTCAAAAGAAGTAGCAATATTTGCAACTGTAGTTAAGATTCCTTTTATGGGTAAAGATGCGCTCAAAATTCCACCAATTTTTATCATTGCATCTGAAGCATCATTTTTAATTATTGTAAATTGTCCGTTTATTGTATTTGCCGCTTTCTGCATATCACCACCATATTTTGCCGCCATTCCTGTTGTTAAAGCCGACATAACTTGTGCGGTAGTAATTGCTCCACTTGATATTGACTTGGTAAGTTGTGGACCTGTTTCATTAAATTTAGCCTCAAGGATTCCCATTGCATCTACACCATCTAATCCCATTGATGTAAGTTGCTTTGCTGTTACTTTTCCTGTGGTATTTATTTTGCCAAGAATCCCATCAACTGCATCCATTGCGGGTTTCCCTAAACCGACAGCGGATACTGCATTACCAACATCTTTCATTATTGGTACAACTTGTTGCGCATTGAATCCTAATTTTAATAATACTTCTGCTGAATTTTCTAAATCTGGTGTGCTAAAAGTGGACCCTTTAAATGCTGCCGCTAAACCAGAAACCATTGTGTTAGTTTTGGCAGCACTTCCTGTTAAATTATTTAATGCCAGGGTTACTGTTTGTGCGTTTGCGTACATTTTTATGCAAGCTGCGCCAAATCCTATTATTGCTGCGCCTGCTGCTAATACTCCAATTCCAATTTTTTGAGACATTGCTGTTGATTCAGCAGAAAATCCACCGACACTTTTACCTGCTCCAAGTAATCCACTATTTAATGATGAAACATCTGCTCCAATTTTTACCATTAACTCTGCTACTGTGGCGATATTAATCACCTCTTTTATTATTTATTACTTGCATTTTGTTTTCTTATTCTGTCATTTTCTTCTTCTATTTTAATATTTTTATATGCCATCCATTCTGTCAATTCTTCTGAACTTATCCTGGTCAACAATTCATTAACTGTGCATCCTAAAGTTTCTGCCATATCAAAATAAAACCTTCTTTCAGAATGCTCACTTAGTTTTTTGTTGCTGTTTCAACTGCATCAACATCAAGTCCAGAAATTCTTATAACTACTTGTGCTATTCTTTCTAAGACTCCTCCGTTCTTTTCGTTTAAAACATTTCTATCGGTTGGCTCGAATATTAATTTTAATGTCTCTGGGTCATATGAACTTGTGATTGCTAAATCTGCATACATATTTTCAAAGTTCATTTTTCCTTTTTTATCCATTGCCTCTCCCATAACTAATGCTCTTTTTTTGCCTGTCATTGACTTAACTAAAATATCTACTTCCCATTCTGGAATATTGAGAATCTCTGACTTTATATCTTGGGCATTTAAAATTTTATCTCTTAAACTTTCACTCATTTGCTTTCTCCTTTGCTTTTTATTTGTTCTACCTCAAATTTGCTCCACATATGCTCTACGTTCGATTTAGTTACCAAAGGTATTGGTAGCCAAGAAGTTTCAAACTATCGTTTTACCATATTCAACCCAGGACATTACTCCATAAAAACCCTTTTTTTAAAATGGTCCGAATGAAAAACAATTCTGGTCTATATCGTTTGTACTTGAAAAATCTACTTTTTGCTGAATAACTCCATCTACTGCCGCATCTATATCGCCTTTGTCAATTATTCCCCAAACTCTCATTGTTGCACCTGCTGTTGCTATATTATAAAATTCTATGACAAAGTCATTATCTGCTATTAATGTTTTAGAAAAATAATCAGAGCCATCATAAAATTTACTTAAAGTTCCTGTCACATCTTTTAATCCTTGTGTTCTTTCTATAAATTGGTCACCAAAAATAGTTGAGTCAATGTTAGTTGCTGTCAAAACATAATCAAACTCATGTGCTTGAACTACTGGTACTACTGGGAGATAACTTCCACTAACTGTTACAGTTCTAGCTGCTACTGTTAAAAATGTTATTATCCCTGCTAATCTATTTAAAGAATAAAGAGTTGATGCTTGAAGAACTCCTCCAACATAAACTTCAATTACTGAATTCATTCCCCAAACATTTTTGGTAGTATCTGTTATTTGATAATTTTCATTATCCGTTGTTGTTGTTGCTTGAGTTGTGAAAACTGTTTCAGTACTATAAGTTAGGACTTTGGCATTCTTACCTGCTATTGCCATTAGATTTTCGCCTCCCTGTTAAACTGCAACTGTTGCGACTCCTGTACCATCTAAATCTATTTTAGTTGTGATTGCTCCATCCACCGCTGCATCATTGTCAATTTTATTAACTTTTACTTGTTGGCTATAAACAAGACCACCGCCATAATTTACTTGTATATATAATGCTGTATCATTAAGCCATGAAGATTGAATTGCTACTTGTCCGTTCGTGTCTGTTGGGTCTACAAATCCTGTTAATGTGTAAGTTGCATCTTTTAACCCTTGAATCCTTTGAACAAAAGTTACACCAAAAACTGATACATCAATATTAGTAGCAGATAATGGTAAATCTACTTCCTTTATTTGTGATACTACATGCCAAGTTGTATCATCTATTGAAACACTAACTACTGCGGATTTTCCTGGTAAAGCCATTAATAACACCTCCAAATATTTTAGGGTTCTATTACTTCCATATTCTCATCTATCTCATTGCCATTAAAAAATTCTTTCCCACAAATTAAACAATTCCAATGATCAGGCCCACCCATTACTGTTAGATTGTTCCTTTGATTGATTGGGTGTTTGCATTCTGAGTTAGTTTCCTTTAACATTTCATCGCACAAAAGTGAAACAGTTTCGAGTTGTGCTTTGCAAATATAAACTTGTGATACTATTGTTCTCAAAATTGTATCGTTATCCATTTTCTCCTCCTATGTTTGCTGAAGCATTAATTCAAATCTTCCACTTATTCTCCTGGTTTTTCCTGCATCGAATGTTTCCTTAATACTGGAACCTTCTCCATATCTGCAATAAACCAGGTTGTAATTTGAAATTGAAATATTTGTATAATCTAAGAGACCAATAATTTCATTCATTATTGTTTCCGCCTCTAGATATCCTGCGTATCCACTCCAAACATTTATGGTCATTGAAGTTTCTTTTCCTTGTCTATCAAAAGTATTAAATTTAGTTTCCGTTCCTTCTCCAATTTCCACATATGGTACTTGTTGTCCGACAGGGACAAAATCAAAAACACCAGTAATCATTGCCATTAATGCCACGTTTCCTGTTAGAGTTGTCATTATTGCTTTTTGAATATCTAATAAACTTCCTCTGCCTACTGTCATTTTTTCTCACCTCTAACCATTTTCTAACTCTTTACAAATTTGTATCATTCCTGCTGTGAAATCTGATTGTTCTGCTTTCCATGCAGGAAATAAAAAAGGTTGTGCTGTTGTTCCTCGGATAGATATTGCTCTTGCGATTACATATTCCAATCCTGTCATTCCATGTCTTGATGCCCATCCTGCTAGTGCTGATGGTGGAGGGAAATGTGGTTTACTTCCATTTTCTATTGCTGCTGAGTAATCCTTTGTTGCTACAATGTCTGCCTCGAATCCTTTCTGCATTATTCTGGTTACAATCCCAGAACGAAGAAATCCTAAATCAGAAGGGGCCCTTCTTTTAGCATCTGTTTCAATTTTCAAAGCTGACTTAACTATTTGCTGAGCTACTTTTACTTCCTGCTCTGCAGATAGTTTATAAAATTTTGCTGCGCATTCATTTCCACCAATTACTGTAACAGTTACACTATCTGCCATTTTATTGACCTTCTTCCAAAGGTTTTGCATCTATAACATGAACTTCTAATGGTTGGTCCTCGTAGCAAGTTGCTAAATATAAAACGTTCATTGTATGTCCAAATCCTGTAACATGGTCACCTTTTAAAATGTCAGTTCCTGGTGCCACATATAAAAGATATGATGTAACATCTAAATCTGCTCCCGCTTCAAGAATTGCTTTATCTCTAAAATCATCAAGCCTGCCTAGAACAGTATTTCCAACTGGATAAACTTTGATAAATCCTCCGCTCCCATCTGGTGTTAGGGTTGGCCTCCTAACTAAAAAATCAAAATGTAATAATCTTTGAAAACTATTATCCATTATCATCACTCCAAAGGTCTACGTCTGGTGCTGTGCCTGGGTAATCAAATTCAGTCCTCTTGAACATTGGGTCAACCAGACTCTGGTCTTGTTCTGTTGATGTTTTATCTGCTGTGAGAACTGCTCCACTATATGGCATTGCTGCTCTTGTTTTGTGCCAATTGGATTCATATTCTAGTTTGTCTGCCAATGCGATATATTGTGCTGATTTTTGGCTGTAAGTTATTTTTGTTTTTCCAACTGCGGTATCAACTAATCTTGAATATTTACTTGCGATTGCGTTTGCACAATGATGGGCAACTAACCATAAGTTGTTAGGGTCATCTAAAAGTGCGTTTATTTCCTCGTCATAAAGTAACGGGTCCACAGATAGTGTATCTCCAATTAATAATCTCACTTGGTCTTTGGGAATATTAAGAGGGTCTGTGTATGTCCACGTCATCATGCAACTTCAATAATTTTAGCTAATCCTTTTCTTGCCAGAGATTGTAATTCTTTTTCAGATAATCCTGTAATCACTTTTCCAGATTCTTTAAATTTTCCATTAAGTTTCATTCTTTTAGTGGTTACATATTTTTTCTCTTTATCAGCCATAAATTTCTCCTCCTTTTCATTTTTTAAAAAGGTGGCTTTTTAAACCACCTCTAAAAATTATTTATGCTATACAAGCTGAGAAGAACACTCCTAAATCTGCGGATATTAATTTACTATCAAATGCCATTTCAGCTTCGATTCTATCTGCGGATAAATGTTCCATTCTAAATGTTTTGATTCTGTTGCCTGCATTTCCTGCGCCTAAATATCCTGTCCAAGAGAAAGTATAACCTGCGCTTGGTGTTAGAATTGATGGTCTTGGATTTGCGTAACAAAGTAATGCTGATTTTGTGCTGATGATAAAGTCAAAGACTCCCGTTGCTCCTTGAGCCGCTGAATTAAATGCGGAACGTGCAACCATTACATTGTCAACTTCAAATAATGCGGCAAGTATATCAGTTGTTAAAATACCTCTTTGAGTGTATTTAATTCTGTCTAGTATATCTGCGTTATTCTTTAATGCGTTAAAAACATATGGTGATAAAACTAATGTGTTTGGCGCAAAGCCAGTATTTTGTTCTATCTCTGTTCCTGCGTAAACTATATCCTCAATTGGATTTGAGTTTGCATTATCCCATTGTATGAATGAAGTTCCAGGTACTGCTGCTGCAGGGACACCTACTAAATCTGTACCCCAAACTGTAGTATGGAAATAGTTTGAAGCCCATACTCTTTCTCTTCTGATTAACAATTGTTGAGTTAACCATTCTGTTCCATCTCTATCCATGTCTAGTGGAATATCAGCGTTTGCTCTTATCTGGTCATCCACATCCTTGTGCAACCCATACACATTTGCGAAGTAGGTAGGTGTATTGTCTATTGAATATCCACCGCCTGCTGTTTCAGTTCCTGCGGCTCTTAATTGTGCTTCATCTCTGAACCAATCTTCCTTACTGTAAGTGAAGTATCTATCAGATTGTTTTGGTACAGGTATATTTGGGAATACCTGGCTTGCTACAAAATTATCTGCATCTTGAATATATGCGATTGAAATATTAGTTAGTGGCACGTTTACGTGGACATCTGACCTTAAAGGATTTGGCATAATCTTCAACTCCTTGTTATTTTTGGTAGGTTATTAACCTCCAGATTTTTTTGTTTAAAATTAAACAATCATATTTATTTTAAACATCATTCTTACATTTTGGTGCTATCAAAGTTAAAAAAAATTATCCAAGAACAATAACTATAAATCCTGCGCCTTCTACAAATGCAGTTACTGCGCTTGCTTTTATTGTTATTGTATCTGCTGCTCCAAATGTATTTAATGCTGTTACTGCTGTTCCTTCTATATCTGCTCCATAAGGAGTGCAAAGTGCACTTGTTAATGATAAAACTCCGCCTGTTACTTGTACTGCATCAATAAATGGAGAAATTGTCATTGCTTTTGCTGCGGTAGTTACTGGTGCAGCCATTACAAATGAAACTTTTTGGATTGACCCAACAAATCCAGGAGTATAAGCTGTAACTATATTCATTGCTGCTGTTATTGCGCTTAGTGTTACTGGAAATGATAGGATAGTTTTGGTATTAACACCGCCACCAATTCCTTTTGAAGTTAAACTAACAGCATGGATTTCATTAATTGCTCCGCTTTCTAAAGCGATACCAATAACTGCTCCACTTGAAAAAGTTACTAATCTTCCTGTTGCATCTACTTGTAAGTTTTGGCCTGCGGTTACATTTCCGCCATAAACTGCATTACTTGTTCCTTCTATGGCTACATTTCCTGCCATATTAGCGGTTGGATTATCTTGGACAATTCCTATTGCATTTGCTCCAATGGTTGCTATATCCATTAATCCAGTTGATAATATTTGTACTGCATAGTATTGTTTTAAAGTCATATCGCTGTTACTGACAAACGTTTCGTTATATACCTTTATTTCAAATCCCATAGTTGTTAATACCTCCCATCATGTTCGATTTTATAGTCTCTGTATATTTCTGGATTTTCTTCTAATGCTTGCACATAAGCTTGTTCTTTGGTCATTTTACCATCTGACTTTGTAATTTTTTCTTTTGCAATTGCATTCATCTTTTGACTTGGACTTCCTGTTTCTCCCATTGCGGCAGAACCAATTTCCTTAAATATTCCGCTTTCTCTCAACTGTTCATTTGTAGATTTTAAAACAGTTTGAATTTTAGTTGCATATTCTGGGTTTATATCGTTAATCCCTTTTAGTACTGCTCCGAGTTCTAAAGTATTAACGGATAAGTTTTTGTAAGATTTTGCAATTGAAACAAATTCACTTATCGCTTTTTCATCTTCCATCTTTTTAATGGTTACAGATAAAGATTTTGTAATTGCTGCTTGATTTTCTTTTTCTTTCCATAAAGCAAGCAATGTCTTTTTCATATCTCTTGAAACCTTTAAACTGTCAATATCTGCCGCTTTCATTATCTTCATTCCTTGTTCGCCTCCTATAGATTTGTATAATGGTTTACCCATTTTTGCTACTGGTAATCCTCCAACTGGTGTATTTGGTTTTTCTGGTACACCTGGTTTTGCTGCGATTGTTGGTTTTGCTGCTGCTTGACCACCGAATGCACTAGTCTCTGGTTTTCCTGGTGTTGCTGCAGGCTTTGGCATATCTGGTGGTTGTGGAGAATTTGGTACTCCTGGTTGACTAAATTGTGATGTTGCAGTATCTGGGAAAGCTCCACCTTCTGCAACTCCTGGCTTATTTCCAAATCCTGCAACTGGTGCTGCTGCTGCATTAGTAACTCCTGCTAGTTGTTCTTGTCCTGGCATATTATCATTTGTTGAATCATCCACTAGTTCTGCTGAATCATCTATTTGCTCGTCACCTTGCGAATTAGATTCATCTAACATTTCCTGGCCAGAATCTTCTCCATCTTCACCTTCACCATCATCTTCCATATCTTCTTCTCCGCCATCTTCATCTTCATCTTCGTTATCTTCTGAGCCATCTGAATATCCTGCTACTTGTGCAAGTCCTGCGAATACATCATCTGGTAGTTCATCTTTGTATGCCATTAATAATTTGCAGGCTACTTCTGCTGCTTGTTGTGCCTCTGGTGAGACATCCATTTGTTTTAAAATTTTATCCATCAATTCTTGTTTTTCTAGGTTTGTGTCTGCAATTGATTTCATAACGTCTGTGATTATACTTTTGCTCACTTTAGTAATCCCCTCCTCTATTGCAATTTTATCGTTTTTAAAACTATGACCTTTTCCAATTAACTTATTTGCTGCTGATGATATTTTCCCACCAATCGTGGCCCATTGTCCTTCACTATAACCCCCACTTGCTTTTGCTCCTGGATGATTAAAATATGATACTGCTGATGCAACATGAGCCTGGTCAATTGGATATTTGAAATGTGCGGGGTCAGCATATTGTGATGCCGATTGTGGTTTTCCTTTTGGCGGAGTTGCGTGGGCATTCGTAACATTATCAGCTTTCTTTATTTTCTCTGCGCTTTTAAAAATTAAGAACTTCTTTAAATTAGCGGCTTTTGGTACTAGTGAAACTTCCACCGCCTCTAAATCTCTTAAAATAGGCATTTTTAATCCTCCTCACGAATGCCAAATCCTCCAACAGAAAATCCTGTATAATACCCATTCTTTACTTTCAACCAGGTATTAATATCTAAAATCTTTACCGATATTACCCAGGAACCTTGCATTACCTTTTGGCCATTAGTTACAAAATCTGCGGGTGCGATATAAGATTCGCACACTTCAGCAGGCGCAACTTTCTGATGACTATCTCCAACTGTCCTAGAATTTTCTAGGAAGAAATGAGCGGATTTCTCAATCTCATCCGGACTGATTGTATCTCCATGCGCATCAATGGTATAAGGTTCCAACACAACACCTGTAACGATTTGTTGGTCTCCATCTTGTTTTACGATTTTGGCATAATATTCTTTCCTTATCTTTTCTTTAATAATTGGTTTTTTTATTTCATCTGGCTTTTTTATTGCCTCATCTATCTGCTTTAATTTTCTTGCTAGTTCTCCACTATCTCCAAACTTCTTTATTGATACTGGATGAGGGAGCATAAAGTTTGCTTTTTCTTTCAAAATACTTTTTGCTGTCTTGCCAAGAGCAATTATGATCTTCGGGTTTGCTTCATCTAATTCCTTATCTACCCAACTTTTCCATACTGCTGTTTCGCTAGAATATGGTTCTCTAACTTTTCCATTTCTATCTGTTAGGCAATTTGGCACAATATTTGTTATAAAAACATCACTCTTTTTTAATCCAAGCGGTCTTAGATACATATCGTTAAATGTTTTGCCAGTTGGACCCACTAAAGGTTCGTGTCTTGCTCCCTCTATCTCTCCTGGACTTGCACCCACGAATGCTACAATCGCATTGACCTTTCCTTTACTTGGAACACTTGGCTTAAATTCTTTTAGCATAAGATTTTCTTTAAATCTATTTGCTTTTGCATTTCCACCACTTCTTGGAATCGCAATATTCCTAATTTGAATATATTGTTGTGGTGTTACAATTTCTTGAAGGGTTTTTAATACTGATTCCAAATATTCCCTTGAATGTTGTTTTTTGATTGGTTCAAGCTGTAACATTTTTTCACCTTCTCTTGTTTATTCGTACCCCTTTAAATTTGCTCTTAAAAGGCTCTACGTTCGATTACGTTACCAAAGGTACTAACACTCTAGAAGTTCTAAAGGAGAGTTCTACCATATTTCACCCAGGACATTACTCCAAAAGAACCCACATTTGTATTAATCAAACTCAATGGTAGACAATGGGATAATAACTTTATATTTTTCTTTGTGAACTGACTTAACAAGTTCGTATGATGGTTTTTTAAAAGTTTTAGCTTCATGGAAAAAATTGTGTATTATAAAAATACTGCAAGATAATCCAATCATTGTTATCAAAATTTTTTCACTCCTTTTTAAATTCTTCAAATTGTTCTCTCGTATTATTACCATACCCATATTGTTTATGGAATAATTTGTGTATGCTTGATAAAAGAGTTATGCCATTATCTATATTAAATCTGCATTTAATATCTGAATTATAACTGTTTAAATGATGTGCTACTAAATCACCGCTCTTTTTTATTCCTGTTATTTGACAAGTAAAATGGTCTCTTTCATAAACTTTTCTTCTCCAAAAAGCATATCCTTCATCTCTTTTGTCTATATACATTTTTTCTCTTTGAATTGACGTAATGTTTGGATTGAACATCGGATTTAGTTTACCTAATTTTACCGCTCTACATTTTGCTCTATATTCTTTTAAGGTGCTTTTTAAAATGAGAAATAATGGTACAAATAAGTGATAGCCCTATTCTTCTTCAAATGAAGTTCCTATAATGCAACGACATG